GAAGCACGAGCGTATGAGTCTGCTGCCTTACGACACTCAAACTCTTTTACCAGATAGTTTACCTCTTTCTGTGCATTACGTTTAAATTTAACAAATTCCTGATCAGGGTGTGCAAATACAGGAGTTTCAAACTCATCATAACGAGACCACCACCAGTTAATATAATCATGAACATCAGAATTACTGGCAATCACAGTATCAAGATTGACCTTGGGGACTTCTAGATAGACAGTCTCACTCAGGTTTTCATCAATTAAATCTTTTAGATTATTACTTAAAGACTCAGCAGTTTCAACTTGTGGATCATTATCTTTCTCATCGGAGTCAATTTCCTGACCGGTAGAAATAGGTTCCTGAGAATCTTCAATCTGATCATCAGACTCATGCTGAACTTCTTCCTTAACATCCTCATCAACAATCTCAGATGCAGGTTGCTGGTTCTCAGTTTGATTAGCAGGTTTCTTTACATCATCATCCTGTTTCTTTTTGCA